TTCTAGTTTATCTTCATTGAGCGTTGATGGTAATGTAGCAGGATCTAATAGTACTAATGAAAAATAGAAAAACCAAAGATCAATAATCTCCATTCTTGATTGCTCAATATCTACAGTACCATGTTTCCACCATTTGTAATCAGTATGTTCTAATAGTTCACCCGACTCAACAATCATTGCTCTGATAAAGTCTGGTCTAGACCTATCGTTTTCCCATGTAGGATTAATAATAGTGTTTAGTTTTCTTTGTTGTTTTAATAAGTTAAGTACTTTCTGTTTCATTATATAATCCTATTGTTTCAATTAGTTTAGATGTCCAGTTATCACGTTGTTCAATGAATATCTGAGGTTCTTCATTATCTACGGCTATTAGTGTTACTAACTGTTCTACAGGAATACCAGTACGCTCTTCAAACATAATAGCATACGCAGCTTCTTGTATAAAATAACTTTCACACCATTCTTTCTTTTTGAGTCTCGCTGATGTCTTGAAATCGATAATAGATACTTTACCATCCCATTCAGCAATACAATCTACTCTACCTGCTAAACCTAAATGAGTTGAGTAGAGCGCTCCTTCTTGACATAATACATTATCTATGTATCTATCAATAGTAGATCTAACTGATAAGAAGTTATCATGTATATTAGGTAAGAACCCATCAGAGAACCCTTTATCATTATCAATATACTTCTCAATGATCTCATGAACAGCTGTACCTCTAGTAGATGCTTTATATGAAATCCTATTTGCTTTATCGTTACCTACTCTCTTTCTCCATTTTTCAATAGAGTCTTTCGATAAGATAGAAAGTACTGATGTTACAGAGGGAAACAGTTCATGATTTGGTGTTTCATATAACCTAGTACCATCTTTGTATGTTACATTAAGGTCATTATAACCTAGTTGTATGTTCAAATGCTTAAAATTCTTATATCTTTTCATAATATTAATATCCTAAATGTTCCTTAGAACAGATATAATCTCTAACGATGTCTGATCTAACGATGTCTGCCCAAGTAAATTCAATAACTCTAAACCCTTTTAAGGTTTCTAATATATCTATAAAGTTTCTAACTCCTTGTCTTTCTGTTTTCTTATGCAGATCTGATTGATAATAATCACCACACATTATGAAACGACAATTCTTACCTATTCTTGTTATAACAGAATCAAGTTCATGAAAGTTACAATTCTGAGATTCATCTATAACTAAAATAGCATTATTAAAGGTTTGCCCACGAACAAAAGAAGTTGAAAGAAACTCTATCTTTGAGGTATGTAGAAGTATATTCCATGCATCATGAACGTCTTCAAACATTTCAGAACATAAGCTCTTATAAGGTAGTGTATAAACTTCTTTCTTTTCTTCTTCTGTTCCTGGTAAAAACCCAATATCCCTTGTTGGTACTATTGATCTAACTATAATAACCTTATCAAATTGTGTAGCCTTATCAAGTACTTTTGATAGTGCTAAATGAAGGGCAAGGTACGTTTTCCCTGTACCTGCAGATCCTGATAATATTAAATTATCATCTAACTTCCATCTTTGTATAGCCTCATTCTGTTTATCAGATAATGCATCAAGTGTGGTTAAATCCTCATATTTAATTTTCAAGTTAGCCAATACTAGTATTTCCTTATTTTGTTGTTATTGTATTACCTCGCTGAGAGGCTCCTGCATTGATTTTGGATAATACTTCTTTGAATCCATCATCTGTTCTTCCTACTACATCACCGGTTTCATATACTATTTTAGGTGCTCCAATCACCTGCTTAACCAATCCCTGTACTTTACATTCCGGACATGGCTCTTCTAACGGTTTATTTCTTATAGAAATTGGACTAAACTTTTCAAAAGTTATATCGCAATTACTACACCCATATTCATATGTTGGCATTACTAATCATACTCCATTTGTTCTATTTGATCTGTTAAATAATCGTACTTACATTTTACTCGGTATGCTAATTTAGAGTTTCCTTCTTTCTCTAATCTAAAGACTTGATGTTTAATATCTTTGTGATACTTCTTAATTCGTTGAAGCTGATGCATACTTATAATTGCCATTTGATACCTTTAAGGTTGTTACAGGAATCATAATATAAGATTACTTGGTGGTAATAAGTCCTCCCCATACTGTGTTACAAAGTTTAACAGTTAATCCTTTATACTTACCCTTTAATGCTTTATCTTTCATTATAATAACTAATTCAGCATCTTTCGGGTGTATAGACTCTAATAAATCAATAAACATTCGTTCTTTCTTAACAGTAGGAAGAGACTTACCTTCACCATCATCAACAAAATATTTAAAAGTTACTGTCTTATTAATTAATGATTCTATAGTATCTTCTTCAGACTTAGGTTTATATGGTACAGACCCTTTAGGTATCCAGTTAAATGTCAACGTAGGATCAAACGAACCTTTTAAAAAATCTCTAATACCTAGACAGTCATTTTCTTTAAGTAATGCTGCCTTGGCCTTTGCTGTTTTTGTTTTCCCTACAGCTTCTAATAATTCAAACATATGCTTATATTCGGAGTTACTCATACTATATCCTCTTTAAAAATCTTGTATACAATCAATCAACATTTTACATCTATTTGTGATCAAATAGTTTAATATCTTTGATCTAGATGCTATCTCGGTGTTCTTATATTTACTTATAATACTTTCTCTTATATCATCTGGTACATACGAAAGATCAATTAATCTTCTATTACGATAATAGTTACGTTGTATTTCTACTGGCATTTCTGTAAAATGATCTAACCATGCAGCAATCTTCTTTTTAGTCATTGGTTTCTGTCTAATACCTTCAACTAAGAAGTTATCACCGGATAAGATATTAGGTACACCATCAGATGTATCACCCTTACAGATATGTTCAAATAGATAATCTGGTGAAGAACCTGTAATAAACTTCTTTGTCATTGGGGAATATTGTTGTATATTGGTAGTACCTTCTTGAAGCTGAATAAAGTCTTTATCAGCTGATACAATCATTACATCTTCATGCTTACCAAACTCTTGAGTTTCAGCACATAAGACTCCAATAATATCATCCGCTTCAGCTTTATCCACTTTAATAACTTTGTACGGGAAGTTCTCTTTAATTTCATCAGTAACCTTATTAATAATCTCATACAACTTATTCCAATCCATTGTATCTTTATCCCTACTCTTCTTACGATTAGCTTTGTATTGAGGGAAGTAATCCTTTCTCCATGATCCACCTTCAAGTGCTATAACTACTTCAGGTCCATAGTTACCTTTGAACTTCAAAGTATACATACGAATTGTATTAAGAATCATATGCCTGATTAAATCCTCTTGAAGATCTAACCTCTGTGTTATTACGTTACCTACTGCTATACCATTATAATCTATAATAATCATTATTACTCACCTATTTACATTTTAGACATGACTTTTCTATTAATTTTCTTGCCTTTGTAGCACACTTCCATCCATATACTTTTGCCCACCTATTAGGTTCTAAATCTTTATAATGTTCAAAGAAATGAAGAATTTGATTTAATGTTCTTTTTGGAACATCTTCAATATCATTCCAATCCTCATATAATCTATCAATAGGTACTGCTAATATTTTATTATCAATACCTTCTTCATCTTCCATATCTAATAAACCTATTACTTTACATCTTGCAATACATCCAGATAATAAAGGGTAAGGTGATAATACTAATACATCTACAGGATCACCATCTTCTGCTATTGTTGATGGTATAAACCCATAGTTACATGGGTAATGCATTGCTGTATCTAGAAACCTATCTAGATACAATTCACCTGTCATATCATCTACTTCATATTTAACTGGATTAGACTCCATAGGAATCTCAATAGTTACATTTATCATTATATATCCTATATTATACTATAATACATCATTAATGTCAAGTGATTCTTTTAGTTTTTTTAGATGTGCGGCTCTAACCTTTACCATTATCCAATCATTATAATAGTCATCTGAAAGTAACACATCATGTTCAAATTGTAACTTAGCTTCAAAATAAGCACATTCAGACTTACTCTTACATAGTCTTAATATAGTTCTTGTGAATCTACTCTTATCTTTATTTACCTCTACTAAAAGCTTTTCAGAAGATCCGTAATATTTCTCCCAATCCGACTCACCCAAGTACTTCTTCTTTTTACCTTTAACTTGTCGTGTCTTTCTTGCCCAGAAGAATTTTTTGCCAATGTACTTTTTGCCACTCTCTCTATCCTGTATCTGATATACGAACCCGTACATTGTCTTGCTAGTACAGTCTTCCGGTAAGTGGTAAATCTTGTCTTCATATATCCATTCCCTACACTCTTCCTCAATCCCATCTTTAAAGGTGTTAATCTCCTTCCCAATCTTTGATGTAGATTCTTTGTCATTAATAATCTCCTTCATCGTTATCCAGTCCATCATTCGTTATATCTACTTTACATGAGCAGAATGGACAATATGATGGTAACACATTATTCTCTTCATACACTTCTGCATACAGCACACCAAACTCAATATTACAATCAGGACAATGCATATCAAACTCAGACTCAGGGTCATTATGCAGCATATACCTCTCCCCATGTACCTTTAAGACCACCTACTTCATATTCAGTTACACGATTTTCAAAGAAGTTAGTATGGTCAGGGGCATTTAATACCCAATCTAACCAAGGTAATGGATTATCCTTTACTTCGAAATTAGGTTTTAATCCAAGTTGTAGTAATCTTCTATCTGCAATATGTCTAATATATAACTTAACATCTTCTTTTTGTAGACCTGCCATGGCAATACTTAAATCATCTACTCCCACTTCACCATTATAGGCTAAGTCAATAAACCGATCTTCTAGTTCTACCACTTGCCGGAGCATAGTATATATTTCACGTTTGAAATCATCTGTTACTACTCTAGGATGCTCTTCACAGAAACCTCTAAAGATTTGAGTCATACCATCAACGTGCATTGTTTCATCACGGATACTCCATTCTACTACTTTACACATCCCTTTCATCTTACCAAATCGTTGAAAGTTTAGTAGCATTACAAATGAAGCAAAGAGTGATATACCTTCAGAGAATACTGATTTAGCAACCGCTAAGGCAAGATTGGAATAGTTAGAGTTATCATTATCTCTCATAAACTCAACTTTGTCTGCCATCTCTTTATACTCTAAGAATGCATGAAACTCAGATTCAGGTAATCCTAATGTATCATTCAATAGGGCATATGCTCTTTGATGTACACCTTCTCTTGATGCGAATGATCCTAACATATTACGAATCTCATTGTTCTTTAACTTAGGAATAAAGAAATCGTAATAGTTCTGACCTACAGCTACATCAGATTGGGTGAATAGTCTAAGCACCTGAATGATATAATTCTTTTCTTCTTGTGTTAGTTTATCCCGAGATTTCCAATCAGACACATCATCAGACAGATCAATTTCATCTTCAATCCAATGTGCTTGCTCATGTCTTTTAGTTAACTCAACAGCCCATGGATATCGGAATGGTTTATATGATTCAGAAGCTGTTGTCATATTGACTGATTTCTCAAATAAGAATAATTCTTTATTATCCATTAAGGTATCATAGTTACCTAGATGCTTTCCGTCAGTTACAATCTGAGGTACAGTTCTTTGACCAAGTTTTAAGAACCTATCAAAAGCATCTGTATCATTAGCTATATCATAAGCTGTATATCTTACCGAATGTTTATCAAACCAGTTCTTTACAGCGTCACAGAATGAACAATTTGGTTTTGAGTATATTTCTATTTTCAA